TTCGTGCGCGAGCGTCATCACCCACTGTATGAACTAATCAAATTGCCGCGAATAAGGAGGTACTCCCCCCGAGCGCTATATGAGTATTAGTATTACTATAGGGGGGTGTGTATACAAGCAAAGCAGCTAACCGGCCCTTCGGGCCGGATGTATACGCTGTATACTATTGACAACATGCGTATAATATGCTACAGCCAATATAGAGCTTATATTACTATAATATAGGAGGTACTACTATGCCATCATGGGCAGGCGGATGGGACGGCGCAATCAGCAATCCACAGCCACACGCATTGCAGCTACAAGGTACTGCTACGATGCGTAGTACTGCTAGACTTACAAACTCCGTAGGTGGTCAGTACTTCGGTGAATTAGGTCGCGCACTCGCTGCTGGCGCTATTGGTGTGTCTCAAGTAGATTTGAAGTTCAAGCAAGTTGCAGCTATTCAAGCTGACGGCATGAACCAAGGTGGTCAACGTCCTCTTGCTGATTACATCATCTTCGCTCCACGTGTAACTACTATTCAAGACCGCGAAGTGTTCCAAGCACAGATGACACCAACATGGGCACCTAATCCGTATCCTGTTGAGAAGTCAGGCAACAGCGGCGGTGGCTTCTTGGGTACTGTCAACAAGTCGTAGTAGTACTAACTATGCCTGATGAACTCAGCGCAGAAGCTGACGCACGTAGCATTGAGGATATGCTAGGATTAGATAATCCGGCAGCAGTAATAGCACGCGACCCTCGCTTTAACATAGCACCAGCACCGCCACGTAAAGGTATTATAGAGCGCAATATGCCGCGCTCATTTGATCCTAGCGGACAGCAACAAGCACAGCAATCAATAGCACAAGGCGCAGTAACAGCTACAGGTTTTGACGAGTTACAAGACATAAGCGAAGGTATACAACAAGGTGACTACGGCAACGCTATTGGCGCTGCTGTAGCTGCTAGTGCTGCTAATGTCATACCATTCCCCGGCGCTAAACAAGCACCTAAAGTTGCTACTGGCGTGCGTGGCTACTACACTACACCAAACACAGTAACTAAGTTTGGACAACAACACAAAGACATGGGCGGCGCTATACCGATCATCGAGAACAGACACATAGGCGGCCCCGGTGGTGAACACTGGCAGAACTACTTACACAACTGGAAGAACACAGAAGGTAAGCCTGTTTACTCTAATAGAGAGCGAACGATGGCTGAACGCCTATACGCTAATCAATTCGATCAGAACAGAGCTATAGCTGAAACAGCAAACATCATTAAGCCTGGACGTGAGGCACTAGATAGCAACATACGTAACATTGATACAAATTACAACGAAGTAAGAAAAGCATTAGGTGAAGAAGAACTAATTAAGTCGTTATATCAACAGGGCGCACGTCCCGGTCCTAATACATATGAAGTAGCTATCAACGCTAATCCTGAAGACTTCATGCATCTAGGACAGCGTGTTAAAGATCAAAAGATATTTGAAGCAATAAGCCAGATGATGCATGAAAGACCTGTAGTCTCGATGGGTGCAAATGAGCACTACGGCGCGAATATGACTGGCAAGCAATTGTTCGACTTGCTAGGTTACGACGCAATCAATCAACCGCGTCATAAAGCATTAGACGTTGGCGAAGCTAATCAAGCGCTCACTGGCGCTATGGAAGAATTAGCTCGCTACGGTATCCCCGGTACACGTCGCGTTGATAGTATATCACGCGGTAATGAAACACGCCGATTGACTGGCAAACATTTCAACAACAATCCAGATACACACATCTACGATGTGAACGATCCTTCGTTACTTAGCATACGCGACAAACTATACGGAGGCGGTGCTATTGGCGCTGGCACTATGAGTGGTTTCACAGAACAACAAGCAGCGGAGCAGTAGCTATGCCTGAAACAGAAGAAGGCCAGGAGCTACCTTACGCTGGCACACCAGAAATGGATGCGCTATTTCAGCAGATCAATCAAAATCCGCAGATGTTGCAAGTCGTCGGCCAAAATCCAGAGCTACTTGCAGAGGTGATGAAGCACGCTGGCTTAGACACCAACGCGCAAGAGCTAATTGACATGACTGCTGAATGGCCTGATGAAGCTGCTGAAGATAGTATGCAGACTGCATCACTACCGCCTAATGAAGAAGCTACTGCTGACGTTCCTGTTGATGAAGGCGAAGAAGTAGAAGAAGCTGAGCCTATGTCAGAAGGCAGTGAGCCAGTAGAAGCACCAGACGAGAGTGCACCTAACACGATGGAGGCTAGTGCTATGCCGCAGCGACCGATGCCACCTAATGCACAAGCGCAGGGGCAGATGCCTAGTAGCGCTGGCTCTATTGATGACCTAATCAGCGCAGAAATGATGGGTCGTGCAGTGGGCAATCCTAATGCACCTGTTCCTACAGGCATGCAAGCTGGCAGACAGCAACGACCAGCTATCCCACAATCACGTCAAGGTGGCGGCGGTAATCCGCAGCAGCAGATGATTGCAGATATATTCCGCAAGCAAGGTGCTGGTAGCAAGAAGTCAAAGAGCAAGCGAGCTAATGCCTGACCTTCCACTCGCCAATGGTCTTGTCATTGATACTACAACGGGTCAGGCAATGTTGCCTAACACGTCGCCCGATGCCGTTATCCAGCAGCAGACAGCGCGTCATCGCCAGAGTGCGTCGGCAGCTTCTACGCGAGGTCGTGATAGGAACAACCGCGCTGTTAGGCGTGGTCTTGTTGATCTACCTGCTGACAGCAAGGCTGTTACAACTTGCGGAGTAGTTTGGTTGTACTTCAATCTCGGTATCAACGACGCGGAGATAGCAGAAGCTACAGGCTTGAAGATTTCTCAAGTAGACATGATCAAGGGACTACAGTTATTCACGCAACTTGACATACTACTGAAAGATAATCTCGCCGCACTGCAATCAGATAGCGTACAGAAGCGAATTGATGCACTATCTGCAAGCGCACTCGACGGACTTGAGAACTTACTAGAAGACGAAGAAACTCGACCAGCTACTAAAGCTCGCGTTCTGATGAACATGCTAGACCGTGGCGGGTTTTCCCCCAAACAAGTCATGGAGCATAGACATTCACTAGAAGGCGGGCTTGTTATTCGTCATATTCGTGAGATAGCACAGCCGAAGCAGATGCCTACAGTCGATATAGATGCGCGTGATATAACATCGCAAGTAGTGGAGAAGAAAGATGGCGATAGTTCCGAATAAAGACGGACAAGGTATCAAAGCTAACGGCTTCTACGGTGAAGTCGATCCTAGCTACGACATGCCTACTATGACTGGCGCAGTCTTCCCTGCTACTGCATCAGCATACGCATCGCAGATGTACATCAACACCGCTGATGGCTCTGTGTATCGCTCGTTAGCAGCAGGCACTACACGTTGGGCTGAAACAAACATCAGATAGGAGTTACAAGTGGGTGAACATAAACAAAAACATGGCAGTATCGGTGCAGAGCGCGTGCGTGAGAGCTTCAACCCTAGCGGTGATAACTTAGTTGACAAGATTAAACGCCACACAGCCGATTTGATCGACATATGTAACAGTGAGAACGACAAACACGAAGACGGCGAGATAGGTCGTTGTTACTCACTCGCTATGACACACTATGAAGTCGCAGCTATGTGGGCAGTGAAGGCAGCAACCGCGAATAAGTAATGGCACGTACACGTACTATCAACGTCGCTGAGCGTCCTGAGCTGCTTCTTAAGGAAGGCAGCTTGCAGGATCGCTTCCTGCGTAGCAAAGCTAAGGTACAAGTCTATGGCGGTGGCTTTGGCAACGGTAAAACTACTGCTGCGGTTATTAAAGCCATCCAGCTTAGTGACATGTATCCAGGTAGTACGGGTCTTATATCGCGTTCGACGTATCCTAAGCTGAACGACACTATACGTAAGGAGTTCCAGAAATGGTGTCCTCCGAGTTGGATAGTGAGCTTCGCAGTTGGTCAGAACGGCGACAACATATGTCACCTGAAGAACGGTACAACTATCTACTTCAGGTATATCGCGCAGCAGGGTACGAAGACGGAGAGCAGTTCTTCAAATTTGTTAAGCGCGACGTTCGACTGGGTGATAGTGGATCAAGTTGAAGACCCTGAAATCACATATAAGGACTTCCTTGACTTGTTTGGCCGCTTGAGAGGGAGAGCGCGCTATTCTGGCGATGATCCAACGATGCCACCAACAGGACCAAGGTGGATGATGTTGACCTGTAATCCAACAGGCAATTGGGTCTACACCAAATTAGTGCGCCCTCTTAAGCAATATCAACAAGGCGGTTACATTGTCGATGATTTAATCTGCGCACGCGATATAGATCGCAAGCCTATACTACATGATGGCAAGCCACAACTACTAATCGACGTAGTAGAGGGCAGCACCTATGAACTTCGTCACGTCCATGAGGCAGAGGGTGGAGACTTCATTCAAACACTCGAAACGATGTATCAAGGACAACAGCGTGATCGTTTTCTACTTGGAAAGTGGGTGGCTTACGAAGGACTTGTATATCCTCAGTACGATAGCAGCGTGCACTTGTTGCAGGAAGGTGAGATTAGTGCGCAACTTGATATGTACATAGAAAGCCACTACGTGCCGAACTGGATTGAGGCATATGACTACGGACAAGCGCAGGCTTCGTGCTATATGCTCGCGTTTGTCACACCGGAGTCGCATGTTATCATATGCGACGGGTTTTATAAGAAAGAAATGTCATTAGACGAGCAGATTTCAAGTATACGCCGTATACGTGAAGAATGGAGCGTCGATGTTGGCGATATGCACAAGATCAACGCCGATCCTAGCATATTCGGCAGGAAAACAGTCAACAAACGCACAGTAGGCAAGACAATCGCTGACATGTTCAAAGATGACGGCATCTACATGAAGCGAGGCAACAGTGACATCAACAACGGCATCGTCAAGGTTGGTAGCTATCTTAACATTAACCGTAACCTGCTACATCCTATCAAGCGTGTTGCAGGTTCGCCGCGATTGTTCGTCAATGCTAAGCTCGATTGGTGGACCGACGAAGTTGCAGGCTATTTCTGGCAACAATCCACATCAGGAGAGCGTATTGATAAACCGATTGACCGTAACGATCACGCAATGGATACTACGAAGTACTTGCTAGGCGATATGCCAGATATAGGCGTGTATAAGATCGCCGCAGAGAAGCGCGTACCTAGCTACATGCTGTGGCAAGAGCAAGATAAGAAGGCTGACAATCCTAGAGGTCATCGCTATGGCTAGTGAATATGAACCCGGCGAAGAATACAATCGTACTAGCGAGCGTCCAGCAGAAGACGTGAACACCTACGAAGGTGTAATGTCACCTGACACGCCACCAGAGGATCAGCAACCTATCTATCGCATGATAGGTGAGAGTAAGATACCTGTTAGCAAGCATCGCGGCCCATTGTGGCGTTCGCGCTATGATCAGGGCAAGTCGGCAATGAGCAAGAACACCGACGCGTGGAATGAAGCCTATCGCTACTACAGGCATGATCACACGAAGCACAATGCGAGTAGCCGCCATGAGGAAGACAACTCAGCAGCAGGCACGCCGTTACAAGGCTCTTACAATAGCACAGAGAATATCGTGTTTGCGAATGTTAGCGCACTCGTTCCACTACTCTTTACTAAGAACCCCGACGCAGAGTTCACGTGTGAAGACAAAGAAGATGAACCTAAAGCGCGTGTAGTTGAGAAGTTAGTCAACGTGTTAGCTAGCAAGAAAACATCACCCGGTCTTAATCTTAAACGTAAGGTGAAGCGCAACATTGTTAGCACGTCGCTAACTAACATCGGTTGGTTTGAAGTTGGCTACACACTACGCGAGCAATCGAGTGAAGCAGCGCTAGAAGAAATAACATCACTTAGCGCGCAACTAGAGAAGGCAGATAGTCAGAAGCTCATTAAAGAGATTGAAGGCAAGTTGCTAGCACTTGAGCAGACTATCGACATGTTAACGCCATCAGGTCCGTGGGTGAAAGTACGCAGGCCAGATCAAATCATCGTCGATCCTACTTCAACCGACTTAGACCTTAGCGGTCCCTGCAATTGGGTGATGATTGAAGACCTCATGTACACTTCACTTCTACGTGCCAAGTTTGGGCGAAAGAAGCCAAACAGTGAAGAATGGGAGTCTGTGTTCAGTCCGTCTAACGTCATCAAAGCTGGAGTGTCGCCAGACCAAGGTGATAGAGGGCAGACCGACAACTTCCAGCTATTCAGTTATTCGAGTGCTGAGCACACCAAGTATGGCTATGCGGATCAAAACTCATTTCTCGCGGCGCAGATGACGAAGGTAGTATATGTGTGGGATAAAGTCACACGTCGTGTTGAACTCTACAACTGCAACGACTGGTGTTACCCACTTTGGGTGTGGGATGATCCATATTCATTGGATCAATTCTTCACCGTTGTTCCAATGGAGTTCCATACTGATCCAATCACGATGTACGCTAAAGGAGAAGTCACTTACTACCTTGATCAACAGGATGATGTCAACGTCATCAACAACGAATGGGCCAAGGTGCGTAAGTTCGCAGCGGGTAAAGTAGTATATGATAAGAACTCACTCAAAGACACATCACTACTTGAAGCGCTTATAGCTGGCACGATGGATACTAACTGTATCGGCGTCGATTTGCCTGAAGGCAAGAAGATAGCAGATGTACTCGGACCTCTCCTACCTCCTAGCGCTGAAGCAATTAAATTCTTCGATAAGAAGCCAATACTTGAAGCCATTGATCGCTTATCAGGAGTTGCATCAGTTCAACGTGGTGTTGAATACAAGACAAACACAACGAACAAAGCTATTGAGAGTTATGAGTCGCAGATACAGACACGTGCAGATGAAAAGATGGATGCTATCGAAGATAGCGTGGGCACTGTACTATGGCTTACTGCGCAGATGTGTATGCAGTTCATGGAGCAGGATGAAGTAAGCATACTACTAGGCAAACAATTCGCCGCTGATTGGGAGAAGATGGATGCACAGACAATCCGCTCCACATTCACCCCTCGCGTCGTTGGTGGAAGCACACTCAAGCCGACATCACGCGCGAAGAAGGAACAGGCGCTACAGATTAGTCAAATCATCGGTCAGTTCACACGTGCAACACCCATCGCTGCTGTTGTTGCTCTCAAAGTACTCGCGCAAGCGTTCGACAACGTAGTTATACGTCAGGAGGATTGGGAGCTAATCTACAAGGGTATCATCAAGGAAACTAGCGGTCCCACGCCTGAAGAAGCTCAACAAGAGCAGCAAGCACAACAAGGTGAGCAACAAGGTGCTGATCGTCGGCAGGAAATGGTCAAGGAAGCGTTAAAAGCCCGCGTTCAGGCGCAATCGGGCGCGGGTGCACCGCAGCAAGCCGGTGGCGGTGCTGGTGGCGCTGGCGGGGGTCTAGATGTTGACGGTATAGCCGAAATTGTGCAACAAGTAGCAGGACTAATCGACGGTCTACCGCCGGAAATCAAGCAATCACTAGGTGTGCAACTAGCACGCGGCAAGAGTGTAGCTGACATTGCTACACAGATGATACAACAGATGCAGCAAGGTGCCGCTGCTTAATAGGAGGCTACAATGCCTGAAGAAAAAGACCTAATGAGCGCTGTAGGTGATACATTCGGCATTAAAGATGATGCACAGAGTGGTCAGCAAGACGGTGGAAGTGATAATGAAGGTCAACTTGACCCGCAGTTGTCACCGCAGCAAGCTGAAGGTGGCGAACAACGCACTGAAGGTGGCGAAGATCGCGTAGAAACAGGTAGCGATCGTCATCAGCCCGATAAAGGTGCTAAAGATGATCAGTTATTCCCTGATAAACCGCGCAAAGGGCCGAAAGGTGAGCTATTAGACGCCAAGGGCAACGTAGTCGCAGCATCGCGGCGTGAGAAGCAGCTAGCTTACAACCTAAATCGCGCTCAGTACGCTGCTAATCAAGCTAGCAGGCAGATGCGTGCTATGCAGCAGCACATTCAGCAGTATGCTGCGTTCGATCAGATACTAAAACAGAATAACTTGTCGATGCAATCGGCACAAGAGGCGCTACAACTGCGCGCAATGGCTGAACGTGATCCGGTTATGGCAGTACGCGACATAGTTGCTCGCGTATTAGCTACTGGCGTCACTATGGAAGACTTATTCGGCACAGATGCAGTGCCGCACATCAATGCGCGTGTTATTACTAACGAGCTTGACCGCAGATTAGGTCCGTTAGAGAAACAAACGCAAGCACGTCAGCAACAAGCGCAGATTGAAGAACGCGCCCAAGTGCAGATGGAGCAGTTTGTACAAAATCATCCTCATTCTGAAACGCATGGGGTAGAAATCAGCAATCTAGTACAGCAGCACGGTTTAACACCGGAGAAAGCGTACTATGAACTACGTAGTTGGGTTGAGCGTCGTGGTTTTGACTTCACTTCTCCATTGAAGCCGCAAATTGAGGCAGCTATGCAGCGCCAACGCAGCGGTGGTAATGGCAATAGTAGAAGTAGAAGCACACCGGGCAGTATGCGCGGTGTACAGCCAAACGGCGGTCTGCCTACTCACAACAATGGCGCTAACTCGCGTGGAGACTTCCGCGCTAATGCTCCGTGGAAAGACATAGCAGCGGCAGTGTTCACAGAACTCAACAACAAATAGTAGGACACACAGACTATGCCTGTACTCCAGAACGTACTGGCTACTACGATTGAGCGTTCGCGTAAGAAGCTCATCGTGGCAGCTATGCAGAGCAATGCGCTCATGGCGTGGTGCTTTGCACGTGACCGCATCGAGAATGAAAGCAGCGGTTACAACATTACTAACCCGTTGCTGACTGGACGCAATCCGACAGTCGGCAGCTATAGCTATTACGACAGCTTGCCTGTCGTGCAGACGCAAGAGTTCATCAAGCTCGAATATCGTTGGAGCCGTATTGCTGGTACAGTAATCATCAGCAATCAGGAAGAAGACGAGAACAAAGGTGAGCAGGCGGCTGTTAAGCTACTCCAAGGTAAGTTGGAAGCACTCGAACTCTCAATCAAAGAGAAGTTCAGCGCTTACCTCTACGGGCTTGGTGGTGGCAATGATCCGAATGGACTTGCGCTACTTATTCCTGACGATCCTACTGTTGGATCGCTCGCTGGTGTTGATCGTGCTACGGAAGTGCAGTGGCGTTCTTCCTCATACGACTTCGCGGGTACTCTTAACGCGACGAATATCGAGGAAGCCTACGATGATGTGCTTCTTGACCTCAAGCAAGGTACGGAACGTCCAAAGGTTATCATCACTGGACGCAATCAGTATCGCTTGTATCGTGCTGCGGTGCGTAGCAAGCTCACTATTCCGCTCAACAACACGTCGAGCGGCAAGCGCATGATGGACTTGGGCTTCGACGGTGTGTCGCACAACGGTGTGCCGATCATCTATGATGAAAGCTGCCCGGTTGATCGTAGCTACTTCCTCAACGACACGTATCTGCGCCTGCATATCCTCGGTGACAACAACATGAAGAATGTTGATCTGACAGCACCGTGGACTATCGACGGCTACGGACAGCGTGTCATCACGCAATGTCAGTTCGCAACGTGGAAGCAATACCGCACTCACGCTGTAGTGAACGACTAAAAGTATACGGAGTATACAACAATGGCTAGTGAGCCAACACCAGTAGTCAGCTTCGAGAACAAGCCCACGCAGACGCAGCAAGCGTTTAGCATGGAGCAGAAGCAGAAGGCTGTGCCTGCATACACTGTAGAGCCTATGAAACGTCACACTGTTGTTAATCGCACAGTGAAAGACGAGATTGGCTTCCGTGTTGTGCCTACTGATGTTGAGATTGATGGATACATGGTTCGCACTCTACGTGGTGATAGTGTGTTCGTCACTCACGATGACCTTGTGAGGATGCGGCTCGATAAGAACTTGGTGCCGCTATACATGGAAGGCGGCGACGACACAGTAGTTGGAGTGCAGCAGCAGAATGCTGCATTATCGAACAAGCAGAAACAAACGCTCGATGTTCTCACGCAGCTACTTGAGAAAGACCCACAGTTACTAGACAAGATGCTGCTTGCGAGTACTGAGCACACAGACAAAGAGGATAAATAGCTATGGCCGTACAAGTTGCTGTTCCTAGCACTCGTCGCGTCAGCCATCGTGTCGCGGACATGATGTATGCCGCCGATGTGAGTGTGGATGGACATACTACTGTTGACATTCCTGCATGCGTTGCGGCGGGTGCAGGAGTGCTGCTCAACGGACTGGTGCTTGCTGCTGCTGGCAATGCCGTGCCTGCGGTAGTGCAGACCGACGCTATCATGGGTCGTTATGGTCGTAACATCACGGTCACTAGCACTGTTGGTGGTGCTGGTACGATTGTGGGTTATGACTATCTCGGTCAGGCAATGCGCGAGAGCGTTACACTCATTGCTGGTGCTGTTACTGGCAAGAAGATGTTCAAGGACGTGTCGCATGTTATCGTGCCTGTTGCAGCGACGATTAGCATCGGCGTCGGTGTCATCTTGGGTGTGCCTTACAAAGTACTGCACACTGCGTTGTATGGTGAGCTTGCCAACGATGTTACTGCGGCTGCGGGCGCGTTGCTTGCTGGCGTAGTTACACAGTCGCTCACTAGCGGTGATCCGCGTGGTGCTTACACGCCAGCAGCGGCACCTAACGGTACTACGAGTTATCGCTTCACGTGCGTTGTGGATCGTGGTAACTTGCACGGTAGTGCTCACGTTACTGTGTAATTGCGTATAGTACCAACAACTAGCAATAGGAGGTTAGAATGCCAGAAGAAACAGAGTATGCTCAGCAGTACAAAGGACAGAATGTCGTCGCTGTGCGTGATGCCTGTGCGACTGATCCCGGCTATGAGGAAGGCGGTGATCAGGTTGTGTGCACGATGGCAGACGGCACTGTGGTGACACTCAAGAAGGATCAGTTGACTAGCAATGCACCTGCTAGTGCAGCAGGTACGAAGGCTGGCTACGCTGCTCCTAATCCTAAGAAGTAATTGTTGACTGACCGACTGCCCCAACTTGGCCTGCATGGCTAACACTATGCAGGCCACCTTTGCTTGGAGGTTGCTGTGATAACATTCGGGCAGATTGTTACTAAAGTACTACAGCGGCTAGCGCTAGTTGAAGGATTAGACGCGCAGATATACGCTGAGCCGCGTATACAGCTAGCAGTGCAACATAAGTTTGATCTATTGTTTCGTGAGTATTGGATACCTGAGTACACAACGTGGCAAGAGGAATTTGTACTCGATGGCACTACTGGATTAGTTACTGCTGATTTGTCAACACGTATTAAAGACTTCCGCGACTTGCATAGTATATTCTGGGAAGGTGCACACAAGCCGTTGCCTATGGCACCGCTAGGCGTGCGCGATGGTGACATTAACTATCCAAGCATTCGTCAGTTTGGCACTAACACGACGAAGTGGTTTAAGATATTGCCGACTACTACAACAGGCAGGATATGGGTCAGCTTCAGGACTAAGCCTGACGACTTTGAAGAAGACGGCGATCAGATATTCATAGATACGCAGTTGCTGATACTAGGCACGTGTTGGGATGTTCTAGAAGACGATGGCACTAACCCAGGTGCGAGCGATAAATTCCGCGTGCTGTTTCAAGATGCATTAGCACAATTCAACAGGCAGCAACATAACATTCCACAGGATAGCGTTCAACCAACGCGTAGCACTGTTAATAGGTGGTCGTAATGGTGCAGATGTTATCACGTGCGCTGAAGCCACTCGGAAGGCCGAAGCAGCCACGTCCTACGGCGAAGCTACAGAATACTACGATTAGAGACTTCGGCGGCGGGTTGAACGTCGTTGATAGTGAACAGAACTTGACTAGCAAGTTCTCTCCTGTGTTTGACAACATGGTGACTTATACTGATCGTCGCGTAGGTCCGCGCTACGGCTACGAGATGTGGACTAAGTTGAAGGCAGGCGTAGAAACTAGTAACGCTGCGACTGTAAGCCTGATGCTTACGACTAACGTAGTTGCCAACACAGAGCGTGTTATTGTAGTTAATTGGACAGCACACGGCGTCATTGCTAATAGTCATATTACAATCAAAGGATGGACTAAATCGTGGGCTGGCATTGTGCCAGAAATGATTAATCGCACACATGGCGTGAGACGTGTTATAGATGCAAACAACTTTGAGATTGTAGTAAGCAATCGTGCTACTAGCGCTGCGTCTGAAACAGATAATATAGCTGCGGGCAATTTGATACGCGACACGCATGCAATAGGTGGTGAGCCTATCGAGTGTCGTTACTTTGCTAACTATGTCATCCTATGGACAAGCATCGGTGAGATACTACGCATTGATAGAGAAGAAACTGTACAACGCATTTGGAGCAATGCAATTACAGCAGCACGTCCCGGTGGGCCTATTGCGTGGTCAGCTACGGATATGGTTGCACACGACATATTCGGCAGTGCGCTGATCTGTAGCAATGGGCGCGATAAGCCACTGAGGATTGATTTCACGCAGGCTAATCTAGTTGACGTACTACTGGATGGTTCAACTAACGTCAACATACCAGCGTTTGATGCGTGTAAGTCAGCATTCAGGTTCTTCACTATACACGATACAGAGTTGCTGCCTATTAACGAGCGGCTAACGTCGATACGTATCTCGTCGCAAGATACTGCTGTTGTTTACTCTGGTAGCGCTGGTGCTATCAACAATGCGCTCGATCTTGATATGAGCAAGATTGTTGCTAGTCCAGAGCAAACAGTGCGTGGATTTGCAACTATCAAAGATACTATTCTAGTCATCACGCCTACAGCGACGACGATGATTAAGTATGGTAACATGGTGCCAGTTGATAACGAGCAACCTAAGCATGATCCTGTCCCTGTTGATACACTTAATGGCTTCGGTACGAACGCGCCGCGCACGATAGTAGAGATAGGCAGCGATGTGTTCTTTGTAGATTTCAACGGTGTGCCTAGTGCGAAGCTATCAAGCGTTAGTAACGCCGTGCAAGCTGAGCGCGTTAGCAATTACATCGAAAGCATGATGTCGAAGCACATCGGCAGATTACGCAAAGAGACAATGCGCTTGCATGCATTTGGCTTCTATGATGCTAAGAACAAGTGCGTGCACTTCTATCTGCCGAAGTACGATGTAGTTGATCCGCGTAATCTGACGACTGATCCGTTCTACTTCGACAGCGATATGGCAACTAACGAAGCGACTAAACGCACGCTGATTATGCGCCATGATGATCATCAGCTAGAGCAAAACGATAACATTGATATTATCGGTGCTACTGGCTTTGGCACACTACTAGCGAGCGATGTCAACGGACGCAGGCGTGTCGTTGGCGTGCTCAATGAAAACTACGTACTAATACAAATCGACGTTGATCTGCCTATTACTACGCCGACAGACATCGGCGGTGGTGGCTCTACTGTGCAGATACAGCCAGTTAATGATGCTAGCATTGGCTACATATATCACTACGTGCCGCAGCTTAAGTTATTCGCATGGTCGCGCTTTATAACGCCTGAAGGGCTGCTGTTCAACTGTGGCTGCGGCACAGTAGAAGGTCGCGCCTTCCTGTTCACACCTGATGGCTACATGATGCGCTACGGTAGCCCTGATCATAAAGTGCACGGCGATTGGTATGGCATGTATGATTTCGTCGCGTGGACTAGCGGGCAAACGTACACAGTAGGACAGCGCGTGTATGATAACAGCGATGGGTTAGTGTATAAGTGCATCGCTAATGTTACTACAACGGCAGCTAACTTTCTAGCTGCACGTAATGCATCGCCTGATAGTTGGGAAGAATATAAAGGTGAGCCTATTCAGTTCGCATGGGAGCTACCGTGGAGTGACTTCGGTATGCGGCAGAACACGAAGTCGTTGCGCTTCGTACACATAGACGCCAACGGTAGTGCACGTTTCACGCTTGATCTGTTTGATGACAACATCTATCGCAATGCTGCGACAGGTAAACTAACACCTGCGCGTTCGCTAGAGTTCGTGCCGAATGATGCAGGCGCTTATGGCAGCGGACAACAAGTCTACGGTGCAGGTAGGCGCACACGTGAGCAGAAGCTGTGGCAGATGCCGGTTAAGTTTAAGATAATCAAGACACGTGTTAGTGGCGGTAGTACAGAGCCATTGAGCATTAGCGGTATGTCGTTCATGTATCAGCGCGGATCACAGGTGCGCGGATGATGTATACACAGTATACACTATTGACAAACTTGTGTATTTATGCTAGTTTCACACTTTCTACACAAGAAGGTCGCACTGGCTACATCGCCACTTGCAATAAGTGGGCAATGCGATGGTAGCCAACATTCGTGGTTATACTCCTAACTACGGCTTCAAGCTGATCAACTTCGATACGCCGCGTTGGCATACTCTTGAGTATGCTAACTGGTCGCAGCTTGATAGTATGTTCTTGCAATTTGGTGCGAGCGGCATTCGTGGCGAGTGGATAAATAGTACTGAGTACTTGATTGGCGAACGTGTATTTGATGGTACGAATGGATTGATTTACCGTTGCTTAGTACAGCACACTAGTAGAGCAACTGGCACATTCGCTGATGATCGTACAGCACATCCTACATTCTGGTCATTGCAACTAGGCGGTGTGCCTGTGTTCCGTGGCGATTGGTCGCCCGGTTCATCGTATTCAACAGGCGACATTGTAGTTGTTAATGAATATGAATACTTCCTGTGCACCACTGCACACATTGCTGGCGGTACATTCCCAGGTAACGGCCCTGAGTGGCAGACTATCTTCGATGCTACTGAAGTAGTCAGTGACGCCACAGATGCAGCAGATGCTGCTGCCGGTAGTGCGAGTAGTGCATTCACGTCAGCTAATAATGCTGCTGCTAGCGCCGCTGCTGCTGATGCTTCAGCCGACGACGCTGCTGATAGCGCGTTTATAGCGAGTAGTTCGCAGGGCGCATTTAGGTGGAACTTCGACATCAACACAGCGATGGCTGATCCCGGTATTGCTGATATTCAGTTTAATAGTGCTAACTGGTCACTAACTACGTTGATAGCTGTCAGCGCACAGACTGCCGATCCCGGCAATCCTGACGTTAGTGATTGGGTTGCATCATGGGATGATAGCACCAATCCAGATCAACGTGGTACACTGTATATACGAGAAGCTAGCGAGCCACAGAACTTCGTCGTCTTCAACATCATAGGTGCGTTGACTGACAACGGCACATGGTTGCAAGTGCCTGTTGCGTTTGTTACGAAGTTAGGCGCATTCTCTACTGGCGATGCTCTGTCTGTTTCATTCTCGCGCACTGGCAACACTGGCGCGAGTGGTGCCGGTAGTGGCGATATGCTTAGAGCTAACAACTTGAGCGATGTGCAAAGTGTTGTAACATCGCGCACTAATCTAGGATTAGGTACTACCGATACACCACAATTCACGCAAGTTAGAGTAATCAATCAACCATCGCAGGATGATCACGTTGCTACTAAGCAATACGTTGATGGCTCTGCATCGTTAATCATCGCGGATACACCACCGTCAACCGTGACTACAGCAGCAGGCGCTCTTTGGTGGGAGAGCGATGCAGGCATGCTGTATGTGTTGTACGACGATGGTGATAGTAAGCAATGGGTGCAAGCTGTTGCTATACCTAGTCCTAATCTAGCTGCTTATGTTGCTAAGAGCGGCGACGCTATGAGTGGACTGCTTACACTTAGCGGCGCTCCTAGTGCTGATCTACACGCAGCTACGAAGCTGTATGCAGACGGCAAAGCTGCTGAAGCTCCTGTTGACGCTCGTACATATGCACGCAGAGACTTAACGTGGCAAGAAGTACCTAGGTATCAGCGCTTCCCGCTTGGCGGTGTTAGTTCCATTGATGCACAAGTACCCGTTGGTGCAAAGCAAGCACGATTAACAGCTATGCTTTATCCTACGTCGATACCGACTGCTGTTAGTTTATTTATGAGTGTGGCACCGGGAGTGTTTAGAGGTACTGCCGGTGATTACAATTTATATGGTTTCGCTAACACAGCTTCTGGCGCTACTATTACTAATGTGAATGGTTCTCCCATGTCGTACATGCACTTGGCGTCACCCAACAATGCAGGACAAGCAATACACGTTGACGCTCTACTTACTCTCGTGCGACCTGACGCCTCGCACTTCTTCGGCTGCAAAAGCACCACTAGTTACTTCTCTGGTGGTGATCTTCTTCATGCATACTACACCAACTTTATGCAGAATGCTGCTGCTGGTGTTGCACTCAATATATTAGCATTCCGCTTTGCTGGAAGTTTTCCGTGGGCTGCTGATAGCTATCTACATGTGGAGTGGCTGTGATGGCTTTCGACTTCCCTCCATCGCCTGCTGTTGGCACGTTGTATCCTGCTGTTGCTGTAGCAGGTACGCCGCAATATCGGTGGAACGGCACAGAATGGACAGCAGCTATATTTGATCCTGCTGGTTATGTGCGTAAGAGCGGCGATGCTATGACAGGTGACTTATCACTAGCAGGCAATCCTACGCAAGCACTACATGCTGTACCGAAGCAGTATATAGATGCACAGAGACAGCGCATTTCACTAGGAGGCATACAAACAGTTGATTTCACAGTGCCTGCCGGTGCTGTACTCCTACGAATGAGCGTAGTTTTAATACCGAGTAGTGCTGCGGTTTCTCTTTCGCTATTACAGATAAGCGTAGCTCCCGGTGTATTTCTAAGTAGCCCTGGATCATACCTCCTATACGGACTTACACACGCATCATCAACAAACGTAATCTCAGCAAACCACGCCACAAACTCGTTGGCTGGTATGCTGTTCTGCACAAGCTGCGAACATCCAACAATTCCTGCTATGGCTGATGGTACAGTCGCACTAACGCGGCCTGCGGTTGGCTACCAATTCACAAGCAGATTTAATAGCGGAGTGATCAACGCAGGCGGTGGAGCTAGCGGTCAATACTTCAACTTCATCACGCCGGCTTCAGGACTTAGTATACTAGCTTTACGAATGCTGGCTACATCTGGCGGTATCTGGGCTAATGGTAGTTACATCAGTTTGGAGTGGCTGTAGCTATGGGCATCAACTTCCCTCCTTCACCCACGATAGGTACACTGTGGCCTAATCCTGCCGTAGCTGGTGTTCCGCAGTACACATGGAACGGCACTGTGTGGACTACAGTGTTAGCGCCGCCTGCGTTCTATGCACAAGATAGTGCGCCAGTAGGTGCGCCAGTTAACGCACTATGGTGGGACACTGATAGCGGTGTGTTGTTTATCAACTACAAGGATGTGAGCACTACGCAGTGGGTAGCTACTAGCTCTGTGCCTGCTGTTGATACTAGCAACTTCGCAACGAAGGAGAGCAGACTACGCAATCGTATAGTCAACGGTGCGATGCAGATTAGTCAGGAGTGGGGGAATACACTTAGTGGACCTACTGCAACACTTGCATACTATCCCGCAGATCAGTGGATTGCTCTATCCTCTACAAGTCCCGGTACGGTATCAACACAACGCGTGCAATCGCGCACACCAAAGGGTTCAATAGATAGACTTCGATTTGTAGTAGCAGCAGCAAAGACAACGCTAACAGCAGGAGACTATATAAATATATCACAGCATATGGAAGGAAACATTACTGCGGACTTCATGTGGGGCACAGCACAAGCTAAACAAGTCATAATACGCTTTGGCTTTAGAGGGCCTGCTGGTACTTATACGCTTGCTATACGAAACACCACACCAGATCGCAGTTATCTAGCAAACTTCACGATCACAGCAGGTCAAGCTAATACAGATACAGAACAAGTTATTGTCATTCCCGGTGATACGATAGGTACGTGGAATGTCAATGAAGCGCGTTCCATGATAATTAGTATCAGCTTTGGTGCTGGAACGAACTCTCATGGTGTGCTCGGATGGCAAGCAGGCAATGTTACAACTACAGCAACTAACAGCAACGGTATGGCTGCTACTAACAACACGTTCGAGCTATTCGATGTCGGCTTGTATCTAGATGCAGACAATGTAGGTGTGCCTCCTAAGTGGGAGATACCTGATCTTGCACACGAGTTGAGAAGGTGTCTGCGATATTGGCACAGAATGCAAGTTTACTTCGTCTTTTCAGCTCCTGGTACTGGTGGCTATGGAGGTACTTATCGGATTGCTTTTCCTGTCACAATGAGAACAACACCAGCAATAGTACGTCAGTCCGCAGGAGAGACTAACATAGCATCAACACAAGATAATCCAATGCCTACACATAATGATCTTTTTATGACAGCGGGCGTTGCGGGGAACTGTATGTACACTTTCAATCATATCGCTAGTTCGAGGATGTAGTGTAATGGCTGCTTATCAACTCACAAGCACAGATGCAGTCATACGCACATATGACGATGCGTACATTCCGAATGATCCACTCAACACGGATCGCATGGAGTATGAAGCATGGTTGCTAGTGCCAGGTAATGTGCCTGATCCTGCTGTAGTAGTACCACCATTCACACCGCAGCCGGATGCTAACACGCGTATCGACGCAGGTATAGCAGCATCGCTTGTGACCGCTGTTGCAGCATCTACTATCATACACTCTATACCACAGCAGTTCAACGCTACTAACTTCAACGCACTACTCGCGCAGATGAAGATCACGATGGATGCGTTTGTGAACATGTTACAAGCACAAGCTAACGCTGGACAACCACCTGATCCGCCGCCGCCATGATAGAGGTTATCGTCATTGCGACGGTGCAGTATCTTGTACTAACGACGCTAGATGGACGTACTATCCATGTCAACCCGGCGCACATTGTTAGTACTACTACGACGAAAGGTAAGTTAGTAACGGATGCAGTACAGTGTGTCATCTACACTACAGATGGCAGGTTCTTCTCGGTAGTCGAAACGTGCGATAGCATACGAAAGCGACTTGACAGGAGAGAGTGATGATTGGAACGATTATATCTGTCATCTTGATGTTGATCGTCCTAGGTGTAATCCTGTGGGCTGTTCAACAGTTGTTGCCACTCGTACCACTGCCGCATCCACTTGGGTTGATCATCAACGTGTTGATCACCGTCGTGGTTGTACTTGTCGTCGTGTGGATCATTGCAAGCCTGTTGGGAGTAGTATCACCTGTGAGGCTATGATGCGTGTAGTTGTGTGTATACTGTGTATACTTCTATTCAGCGGGTGTCGCGTTACTGGTGGCAGATGGGTAGAGGATGATGTCAAGCGATGCCGTGGTGGCGTGATCAACACGGAGAAGCGTATCACTGATACGTTCATCGGTGGGCGTGTTAGGAATACGACGATAAGAACGGATGCATGTTTGGATTGATATGAAAGTAGAACAGATACAAACGCCGCGTGATGCTGTTGACGTTGAAGACCTAGCGCAGCAGCATCACGACGAGTTCGGCACTAGTCGTGAGTTTGATCGTAACGCTGTTGGTCGTGCTTGCTTCCAGTGTTGCCAAGATAAAGCGCGCAAGTATCTAAATTGTTGGGTGGCATACGATGACGATGGCAAGCCTGTTGGTTACATTGCTGGTACTATTCGTAACAGTTTTTATAGCAATCGGGATTACGCTGTACAAGAGATGTGGTTCGTTGTACCGCGAGCTAGAGGAACTAGAGCGTCAATCGAATTACTTTTACAATTTGAGCGTTGGGCTGTGCTTCATCGTGTTGAGCGCATCTACATGCAAGTCGAACATGATAATGATGACAACTTAGTGCGGCGTATACTACAGCTAATGTCTCGCTTAGGTTATAAAACTCAAGGCTATATCGCTGTGAAAGTGCCTACTTACAACTCTAACAAGGACACTAACAATGATCGCTCCACACATCGCACAGTGGGCGCTGGCGAAAGACAAACAGCGTCACAGTAACAACGAAGGTGTGGCTGCGGTTGTTGCCACATCTATCTCGTCGGTAAAGAAGCCACGCACAAGTAAGCAAGAGCGTGTGCTTAATACTAAAGGTGGCGGCGGATATATGCCACCACCGCAGCCTACTGCACAAGAACAGGCAGCGGCGCGTGATTGGGAAGCGCAGAAAGAGTTTGAACGCGAGCAGAAACGTCAAGAGGCTATCGACGCGAAGGCTGCGATTGATAAGCAAGCACAAGATGCTGCTTGGTTGTCAAGTAAGAACGCAGCCTACAGCGGCGCACAGTCTGGCGCACGTAATAGGTTGAACGCGCTCGGTATTCAGCCCGGTGACGAGTACGGGTTGTATAGCAACATCATGGGTAAGTATGATACTGCTAACCAAGCGCTACAACAGGGTGCTGATTATAGTGGCGCATTCAGTCCGAATGTGTATGAGGAAGAAATCGGCAGTGCACGTACTGGTCAGCGTAACAAGTACGCCACTGCGTTCAGCGGACAGATCAATCCCTATTATGCAGAGGACGAGTTCGGCTCGACGCGTGATGATGCTATCTTGCAGTCGATACTTGATACGCAGTACGGTGATGCGTTGACCGACTTGCAGTCAGCACGTGACCGTGGGCAGGCTACGTCAACTGTCTATGAGCGTGCGTTGCGTGACCTTGAGACTGGTAAAGCTACGGCTAACACAGAGCTACAAGGTATCGGTCGCGGTGTGCTTGAAGATGTCGTGGGTGATATTAACACGCGTCGTCAAGGCTCACTCGATAGTGCAGCAGCGTGGGACTTCGGCTCTACTTACGACCCAACGCAGGAAGCACAGCGTATTCGTAACTACGCTGGCGAGCGCGGTGCACAGCTTGAAGGTGACATCCGTGGCGCAGTGGGTGGTAAGCAGTTCTTCGATCCAACAGGACTACTCGGTAAGGCACGCGCACGTGTAGGTACGCCAACTGCACCGGGTGCTGATACTGGCTCTAGTGCGTTGCTCGATACGTTTGCTAACGAAGCACAGCAGACTAATCAGAACGTCAAAGCGAATGAGGGTATCTTCTAGTAAGCGTCTAGTAGATACGGAGTAATCGTTATGATGGACATGATGGGCGGCATCGGCGCTATTGCTGGTGGCGTACTCGGCTATATGGGCGCGATGGAGCAAGCTGATGCTCAGCGTGATGCAACACGCGCCAACATGGACTTCAACTACGCCAACATGGCGATGCGTGAACGTGAGCGGCAAGAAGCCATTGCGATGGCTAAGAAGCTGCAAGCGGAACAGAAGCTAGGTTACACTGACGCACGTGGTATGCGTACTAAGTTCGTCCCAGGTCAGGGATGGGTTAGTACGCCGTCAGATACGATGAAGCGTCTGTTTGAATTGCAAGAAGCTGAGCAGCTTAACGTACTCACTAAAGACCTGCCGATGGCTCGCGCTGTGCGTGAGCGGAATTATAAGCGTGGGTTAGGTGAGGAAGCGATAGCTGATACTTATCGACGTAAGCTAGCTAACTTAGAAGCAACACCAGCACGCGGTGATGCTGGCTATGAGAATGACTTGTATCGTGCGCAAGTGACTGGCTTGCAAGATGCTGAACGTGCTGCGGGTAGTGCAGCATTCCAGCAGTTGTTCCGCACTGGTGCCGGTAGTAGCAACATAGCGGCAGCGGCTGGTGCTATGCAGGATAAGACTAATAAGGCGTATGCTAACGCAGCGTTGCAGTCGAAGCTGATGTCACGCGGTATGGGTGCACGTGAGAAGAACGAACAACGTATGCCGCTCGCTAACTTGTATAACTTGTTCGCAACACGTGCTGGTCAAGGTGCTACTGCTGAGTATAAGCCAACCGATCCGCTCGCTGGTGATAAGTCTAGTGAAGCTGCTCGCAATAGTCTGATAGCTGGACAAGACATCACGAAGATGTTCGCTAAGCAAGGTGGTGAGTTTGACTACGTGCAACCTAACCTTGGCTATGGCAATGCGCTAGCTGGATTAGGTAGCAGTATCAGTAGTGCTATGAGCAAGTTCGGTGGACAAAACGCATACGACAATCGCAACAAGCAGCAAAGCGGTGTACAAGGCTTCGGTGGTAGCGGTGGTGGTAGCTACAGTGATATGTACACAGTCGGTGAGAACCTAGGGTAGCACAATGGCAAAGTATATGCCTGTCGCTATACGCGATGAAACAGGCGCATTCATTAGGCAGATGGCGCAAGGTAATGAAGCGATGGCGCGTATGTATGCGCAGTTGCTTGCACGTTACCATGAGCGTCTAGCTGCACAAGAGTTTCGTAGTGGTGAGAGCGCTACGAATAGACAACATCAATGGGATATGTTGTCAGAACGTGAGCGCTTGTATCGTGAACGTAAAGCTGGCGACACTGCTGCACTTCCAGACAACCCATTAGGACGTGGTGCTAACGCGCATCCACGCCAACAGCCTCCTGCTGCTGCTCCTGCTCCTGCTACTACTGCGCCCCAAGCTGCTCCACCGCCGAATGTGCCTCCCGCATACCGTGGTGGTGGGCCTAACTTGGGCAATCAAGCGCCGGGTAGTCGTGGTTTCACCCCACAAGGTAGCAGCAGCAGGAACTTCTCGTCGCTAAGTGATGAAGCTGCTAATTCATATGCACAAGCACCACAAGCATGGGGTGCTGATCATACTGATTTCAGTGCACAGTCAGTGACAACAGGGCCACAAGAGCCGCGACCCGAGCGCGGTAAGGTCGGCACTGTGCGACCGAGTACAGCAGCGCCACGTGATACGCAGCGATTGCCATCACAGCCGAAGAAGGTGCAGCTAGCAGAGTTTCAGCCTATTCGTCGTGAGTGGCTGGATATGATGGCTGCGGAGGAGAAGAAGAACGGATTGCCGCAGGGGACGTTACTTACACTCTATGGCATGGAGAATGGTGGCGGTAAATACTTTGGAAATGATCCGAGTAAAGCATACGGCATGTTCCAATTTACTAAACAACTACGCGATAGATATGGCATTAGCGATCAAGATGCAATGAACCCTGCTGTTATGATACCAAAGACAGCAGAGAACTTGAGGTATAACGCTGATAAGTTTAGCAAGCTCAACATGGGTCAGAAGCTAGGTAACACTGCTGAATGGATGCCGTATTGGACAGCACTACATCAGTGGGGTGAGGGTGATGGCATACGTGTTGTGACTGCTGCGCTACGTGGCAGTGGTCATATGTATGCTAGGGATGTAATGATTAGCAAGAACGCTGATGGTAGTCCGCGTGATCGCGGTGCTATCTTGAAGCTGAATAAGCTCGATCCGAATGTTACGATAGCTGATACTATTAAGGATCAATCAACTCGTGGCACTGGTTATCACACCGCTGGCTTGAAGATCATGGGTGATCCTGACGCACATGGTACTACTGAGGATCAGCCACCGAGGCCGCCTGCTGACGTAGGCAGTACTACACTACAAGGCACACAACGCTGGCCGCGTGTGCAGGGTCATGTTAACATCGAGAAGGTAGTGCCTGCTGCTGTGCGTGCTGTCAATGAAGTGCAAGCGCTGTATCCTAAGATCGAAGTTATCTCTGGGTATAGAGGACAAGGGCATAGGTTGTATCGACCCGGTTCGCAGCATTCACAGCCCGGTATGGGTACTGCTATTGATTTGGACTTGAGTAAGCTGAGCGATGCTGAGAAGACAGACGTGATGGAGCGTCTACGTCAACGTGGTGCGCGTGGCATAGGTAACTACGGTGGTGCTAGTGTGCACGCTGATTGGCGACCTGGGCCTATAGCTGCATGGGGGCCTGATAAGTCGAAGGAGTCATTACCACAAACAGCACCGTGGTTTAGACGTGTAGCTATCAATCATCAGCGCGGTGTTGCGCCTATCGTGAGTGATCAAACTACTGCTTCGTCTAAGGCTGTAGCTGCTGCGCCTGCAACTACTACTACACCTCCCGCTGCTGCACCACAAGTGCAAGCCGCTGCGCCAGAGCCATTCGTGCCTACACCTATGGAGGATACGCCACAGAAGGCGTCTATTACAGCCGCGATGTTTGGTGTGAAGCCATCAGAAGCGATAGCTAATCCTAGCAGACGTGATGCATACTTCAGTTCGCAGCCGCTTGACAAGCAAGTAGGCAGCGGTATGCAGTCGCGTACTAGTTCGCTCGGTCCTATGCGTGGTGCTGCTACAGCTAGCGAGTTCGATAGTGGACCGCCTAAGATGACTGCACCTATCATGCCGCCTGCTACGGGTAGTGAGTATGATAGTCGGTATAGCAGTCCTATGGCACCGATGCAACCTGCTGCTGAAGGTAATGAGTTCGACG